CTTTTTTGATATTCAAATTTATTGAAAGGCGGTGATAGTGTGAGAGTAGGCACAACATACACATAGAAGAAAGGAATGGTGATCCGATTATCTCCCTGTTAGACGTGGGGTTATACGTCTTATTTTTATACAATTTTTTAAGAAAGGAATGATTTGAATGGCAGAGCCAACACCAAATCCATCAAAAACAACGGAGCCAACACCTCCGACACCTCCGACACCTCCGGAGCCTCCCGCACCGAATAACGGCGACAATCAAAAGGCGATTGATGACGCAGTAGCGGCGGCAAAAGAGAAGTGGGAAAAGGAACTTGAGCAAAAGCTAAAGGACGCTGAAAACGAGGGCATGAGAAAAGCCAAGTTGACAAACGAGCAAAGAAAAAAAGAGGACGACGACAAGGAACGAGCAGAATTTGAAAAGGCAAAGGCAGAGTTTGAACGTGAAAAAATCGTTGCATATGCCGAAACAGAACTTGCCAAAGTCGGATTGTCTGCCGAGATTGCAAAGTACATTGTAGTAGAGGACAAGGATAGCACAAAGGCGGTTATTGACAAGATAAAAGAAAGCTATGACAAAGATGTACAAGCAGGTGTTACCGAGCGTTTAAAGGGCAAAACACCGGATTTAAACGGTGGCAGTGGCGGTCACAACACAGGCAGTTTTATGGACATAATCAGAGAAAATCAAAGATAGGAGTGAAATAAATGGGTTATTTAAAAAATGAATTGACAGGATTTGTACCTGTCGAGCAAGCAACAGAAATCATCAAAATGGTGACAAGGGGTTCAAGTGTTTTAAGAATGGCGAAAGTCGAGGAAATGAAACACGAGAAAAAGAAGTTTAACGTACTTACAGACGGTCCGGGTGCTTACTGGGTCGGTGAGGGTGAAAGAATTAAGACAAGCGGTGCTACTTGGATTCACCCTGAAATCGAGGCGAAGAAGTTAGCCGTTATTATTCCGGTAACAAAGGAAAAGTTGGAAGATCCGACTATCAGCGTATTTGAAGAACTAAAGCCGGAAATTGCAGAGGCATTCTACAGAGCGATTGACGCGGCGTGCATTTTCGGTACAAATTCGCCGTTCAAGACAAACATTATGAACGCTATAGACAGCAAGCATATGGTTGTTACAGACAACACAAATATTGATATTGCTATATCTGACGCAATGTCAATGATTGAAGAAAACGGCTATGACCCGTCGGGATTTATCGGTCGTATCGGTGTTAAGAATATGCTGAGAAAATTGCGTGACGCAAACGGCGCACCTGCATATGTCAACGGTACAACAGGTGGTGAGTTGTACGGTCAGCCTATCGAATTTGTGCGCAACGGTGCGTGGGACAACAAACGTGCCGATATTATCACAGGTAACTTCAAGTATGCCGTTGTCGGTATGCGTGCAGGTATCAATTACGAAATTCTTACCGAGGCTACACTACAAGGCACTCTTGACAGTGACGGTAAACCGCTATCACTTGCGGAGCAGGATATGGTTGCAATCAAAGCTACTATGCGTTTAGGTTTCCTTGTGGTTAAGGACGACGCATTTGCCGCATTTAAGAACGGTGTTCCGACACTTGGCGAATTGACAGTTGAATCGGTTGCAGGAACAACAGGCAACACTGTTATTACAGTATCGCCAAAGCCTATCGGCGGTCACAAGTTGGTTTACAAGACTGTCGCAAGCACCGCTCCAAGTGTTGCGTATGACGACGATTTGTCGAAGTGGACAGAGTTTAACAACGGTGACGAAATCACTGCGACAAACGGTCACAAGATTACAGTTGCGGAAGTTACCGCAGACGGCAAAGCGAGAAAGTCGGGCAGTGCCGACGTTGTAAGCGGTGAATAATATGGAACAGTTGGGGACACTAAAAATGTTGTTGGGAATTAAGGACGACGAGCAAGACAGCTTGTTGTCCTTTTTGATTGAGGACACGGTTAATATGATTATGGCGTATTGTCATATTGATGTACTGCCACGTCAGCTTGAAAGCCTTGTTCCGAAGATTGCGGCGGATATGTACAGGGCGAAAGGTTACGGGGACAGTAAAAGTCCCGAAGTAGTCAAGAGCAGAAGTGAGGGCGAACGTTCCGTCACATATGCCGAAACCGACAATGACAAGATTTTCAGCAACTATTATAAACGCCTTGACCCGTTCCGTAAACGAAAGGGGCGTGTTCCGAGTGACATCAGTATTCAGTGATTTTTACGATAAAACTGTTATAATTGCAGAATATGAAATTGACGACTATACAGGTAAAACCGAAAAGACTGTATTGTCCGAAATCAAAGCCGATGTACAACCGTACAGCGGTGGCAGAGCAAGAGAGCAATACGGTTTGGATATAGAATGTCAAATGCGTATGTTCTGCGATATGTCAGACGACGTAAAGGTCGGTAACAGGGTTGAATATGACGGCGACATATATGATATAACATATGTGCAGAAATGGGACAGCGGTTTGGTAGCAATGCTCGAAAGGAGTAGGCTGAAATGAATTTTTCAATCGAGGGGATAGAGAACGTTGTTGACAAGCTGACACAGTATGCGTCGGGCGATAAAATACAGCGAGGTTTGGCAATGGCGGGTGAAGTCGTAAGAGCGCACGCAGTGGCAAACTGTCCTGTTGCAACAGGACGTTTAAAGGGCAGTATCGTAAGCCAAGTGGACGGTGACAGCGTTGCAATCGGTCCGACTGCCGATTACGGTATTTATGTCGAATTCGGCACAGGCTCAAAGGGTGATAAATCTGTTTCGCATACGTCAAAAAGACACTGGACGTATTACAGTGGCGGTCGATTTTACACAACGTCGGGGCAAGCACCACAGCCGTTCCTCGTACCTGCACTGAAAAATAACATCAGCGAGATAATCGCTAAGTTTAAGGAGGTGTATAACTCGTGAAACGAGTTATAGCAAGCAAATACGAAGTATTTGTGTTAGCGTAGGGAGGATGATACGGTGTTTGATATTGGTTTGGAATTGCGGGACATTTTAAAGCAGATAGACGGTGTAAGTGTATGTTTTGCTTATCCCGATAATTTTAATAAATTGCCCGCAATAGCATATTACACGCTAACGGACAAAGGCTCAATGTCATATGACAATACGGTCGTTACGAATGATACAACTGTTCAGATTGATATTTACGCCGATTATCCGCAAACGTGTTTTGAATTGTCGGAGAGGGTATATAAATTGTTGACTGATAATGAATATTATCACGAAATGACAATGGACGTACCCAATCCCGACGACAAGAGTATAAAACATAGGACAATGAGATTTACGAAAGTAGTAGAAAGGAATGATTGATTTATGGCAAATACAGAGAAAAGAAAACCACTACCTACAATAGGTGTGGACAAGTACACATTTTTCGCAGTTTTAACAGACACATCAGAGGGTGCAACATATGGCGATCCGTATAATTTGAGAGGTACTGTCGAAATTGCACCGACAGACGCAGGCGGCAGTGATGTTTTTGACGCCGATAACGGTGCGTATGAAACATCAAACTACATTGAAAAATTAGGTCACGACATCACAAATGCCGATATTCCGCCGGAAGTTGATTCAATGTGGCGTGGACTGACACAAAAAGACGGTGTAGTAGAGGTCGGCAACGATACAAAAACCGTTTATTTCGGTATTGCGTGGAGAATTATGAAATCCGACGGCTCATACCGTTATGTGAGATATTACAAGGGTTCATACAGTTTTGCATCGAATGTCGGAGGTAAAACAAAAGCGTCAAGCGGTGCACCGGAAAAGCAAACCGCAAAGGCTACATATACAGCCGTACAGCGTGATTTTGACAACAACTATTACGCATACTTTGACGAAAGCGATTTGCCGGAAGGCGTTACAAAGACAGAACTTGAAGAAAACTGGTTTAAGGATATGAACTACTATCCGGTGAAGAAAGCACTTTAAGACAAGGCACGCCGAAAGGCGTGCTTTTTTCGTATAGAGAGGAGCGAGTAACAATGCAAAGAGTATTAACATTTGTACACAACAAAAAGAAGTATGTATCAAAACCGTGGTGTTTCGGTGCGGCAACGTTGGTTGAAAAAGAATATATGGACGTTGCAGAGGGTGAAAAAGTAACGGCTACGTCGGTATGTGCAGATGCCGTTGACTATCTGTTTGAGGGTACAGAGGCGACACAAGATATTTTGGACACGGCTGTTTCAGCAAAAATGAGAATGTGTCGTGAAGTTATGAAGTGGTTTATGGACGATTTTACGGGAAAAAACGAGGAAAGCCTGCCGGAGCAGGCAACCGAAAAGGAAGATTAAGCGATTTATATGGGACAATGTTGAAATATCACGGTATATTGCCGAATGATTTGGCAAAACAAGACCCAAGATTATTACTTGCAGTTATAATCGAGGACGAGGAAGAAGAATATATGGGAAATGACCCGTATTTAAAAATGTTTTATGGAATGTAGTGAGGTGATTTGTAGTGGCTGACGCGGCGGAATTAGTAGTAAGAATAAGAGGTGACGCGTCCGACTTAGAGGAGACAATTAGCAGTGTTGAAAGCGAATTGTCAAAATTGGAGCAGACGCAAAGCAAAAATAATAATACGAGTACAAAAGGTCTTACGGCATATAAAAAGCAAATGCAAGACGCACAAACCACCTTGCAAACAAGCCGTACGGCATTGACGAATACAAAAAAAGCGTATGAGGATAACGTCAAGTCTGTAAATAAAAATGTTACGGCACTGAAAGCGCAGAAAACGGAATTAGATAAACAAATTTCTTTGCGTTCAAATGAAAAACGGTTGCTGACAGAGGCGAATAAAGGTCTTGACAAAAACAGTGTTGCATACAAAGACAACCAAAAGGCATTGAATTGGGTAAATACCGAGATTGAGGCATACACAAAGCAAAGTCAAAGTATATCCGATTCTATTCGTACGCAAGAGGCGGCATTGTCGGGAAGTAAAAAGGCATATACCGACGCACAAGCAACCGTCAAAAAAGCAACAGAGCAATACGAGGAATATGAGAAAGGCTTAAAAGCCGCTGAACGTGCAGATGAGGCGCAGAACCTACAGAATACAGGTAAGCGGTGGAAAGAAGTCGGTGATGGTATAGATACTGTAACTAAACCGTTACAGTATGCGGCGACTGCACTTGCCGCGGGCGGTGTTGCGAGTGCCAAGTTTGCGATAGATTTTGAGAACAATTTCTCAAATGTAAAGAAAACTGTTGACGGTACACCTGAACAGATTGAAAAGATTAGGCAAGAAATTATAGATATGACGACTGTCGGAATAAACGGACATTCTGCCATTCCACAGACAACGGCAGAATTAACAGAACTTGCGGCGGCAGGCGGTCAGTTGGGTATAAAAACTGAAAACATATCTAAATTTACTGAAACAATGGCAATGCTCGGCACTGCTACAAATCTGTACGGCGAAGAGGGTGCGGCAACACTTGCAAAGTTCGCAAACGTTACAAAAATGGACCAAGAAAATTTTGACCGTTTGGGAAGTTCAATAGTTGATTTGGGTAACAATTTCGCTACAACAGAATCGGATATAGCTAATATGTCTATGCGTTTAGCTGGTGCAGGTACACAAATCGGATTAAGTCAAGCCGATATATTAGGTATAGCAACCGCATTGTCAAGCGTTGGTATAGAGGCTGAAATGGGTGGTAGTGCGTTCAGTAAGGCTATGATTGCTATGCAAATGGCAACTACAAACGGTTATACGCAGGTTAATGACGTTATGAACAAAACAGGAATGTCATTAAGAGATTTGCAACTACTATCCGCAAACAACAGCAAAGACTTCAAGTCATTGGCTGATGGTTTAGGCTACACAAGCACCGAACTAAATTCAATGATTTCGTCAGGCGTACAATTAGAGAATTTCGCTAAAATCACAGGAAAGACAACAGAAGAATTTAAGAATTTGTTTGATTCATCTCCTGCCGAGGCGATAGACGCATTCATCAAAGGTCTACAAAATGCCGACGGTGCAGGTGAAAACGCAATCGGTATGTTGCAGGATATGGGATTTACCGAAGTGCGTTTGCGTGATTCTTTGTTACGTTTGGCAAACAGTGAGGCAGGTATCACCGAGGCGGTAACACGTTCAAATACAGCATGGAACGAAAACATTGCATTGCAGAACGAGTTTAACGCAAAGAATGAAACAACTGCGTCACAGTTGTCAGTTACCAAAAACAATATTGTTGAGGCGGCAAGAAGTATCGGCGAAACAATGTTGCCGTCAATAAAAGACGCAAGCACCACAGTAGCCGATTTTGCAAAAGGATTGTCGCAAATGTCAGACGAACAAAAACGTGCTGTTGTTAATACGGGTGCGACAGTTATTGCGATAGGTGCTATTTCAAAAGTCAGTGCCGGAGCAATCAAAGGTGTTGGCGGAATTGTTGAGGCAGTCGGCAACATCAAAAAGGCATTTTCAGCAGGCGGAGCATTGGCGAAGTTTGCACCGACATTGACAAGTATCGGTGCGGCGGCAGGTCCTGCCGCATTAGCTGTTGCGGGTATTGCTACGGCGGCGATAGGCGGAAAGGTTGCATATGACAAATGGTATCAATCGCAATACAGGTGGAGCGAGGGACTATCCAAGGGTAATGAAAAGGTCAAAGAAAGCCTTGAAAAATACAAATCGCTGAATGAAGTACAGGGGCAAATCAAATCGTTAAAAATGGTTATTGAAAGCCCTGAAAGCAGTCAAGAACAAGTTGACAATGCAAAAAGCAAGTTAGAAGAAATAAAGGAAATGCTATCGCAAGAATATAATCTTGTAATCAATTCCGATAATTCTAATTTGGACGACGCTGTTGAACAATTAACCAAACTAACCAAGAATGAACTGCAATCTAACATAAATAATCAACGTGCCGAATTGTCTGAATTAGTAAATAATAATGCTAATTATATACAAACACGACGCGAGGCACAAGAAAATTATAACCAAGAATTAGAATTGCAGACTAAATATTCAGAGGCAAAGTCTAAAGTCAGTGATATTACCGCAAAAATAGCGGATAATGAAATTACTGCGGCTGAGGGCTACGAAAAAGCCAAAGAAATATATAAAAATACAATAGGTAGTGACTATGAAAATGCGATAACGGATGAATCCGCTAAAAATGCAGAAAGTGTGCTTGCCTCGATAACTGGTAGTTATAAGGTTGCGACAGGAATACTTGAAGATTATAAAAAACAACTTGATGATTTGGACGGTTCACATCAGGAGCTACATGATACGGCAGAAGAACTGTCTAACATGGAGCTTGAATTGTTAAAAATAGCAGTGGCAAATAAGGATAATGAGAGTGTGGAAAAATCATTGTCCGATATGAAAGAATTTATTTCAGCGGGCAAACTGGATATGAACAGTTATGCTCAAGCCGCTGCATTGGCAATGAATGGAGTTGATAATTTAGAGTCTGCGTGGGAAAAAGCGGCAAATGGTGACGGAACAGAATTGAATAATATAATTAACGATTATGTTCATTCAATGCAGAAGTTTGGAGCATATTCAGGTGATATTGCAACAAATGCCGCTTTACTGCAAAACGGATTTAAGACTGTAAAAGAGGCTGCCGAAAACGGTAAACTTGATGTTATTACCGAACAGGCAAACGAATTAGCACACAGCATGGGGCTGATTCCGGAGAATAAGCGTATAGTCATAGATGCCGACGGGAACATTTCGGTAGTAAAGGAACTTCAACAGGCTGTAGATGATGTAAATACGAAAGGTGACGTAAAACTGCAAGTCGGTGCAGAGGGTGATATATCTGTATTAGATACAGCTGATGAAAAATTAAAAGAACTTGTCAAAAATGACGAAGTTCAGATTAAATTTAATGTCGATACAGGCGGTTTTGATATTAACGATTTGAATGGTAATAAGTTGGGTGAAATCACTGCAACGGGTAAAGTTATATGGACTAACGACAGCACAGAACCTGACAACTATACGGCACCACCCAAAGAGGGCAATGTTACATTTAAGAAGAATAGTGCAGAACCTGACGGCTATCAACCCGAAGACAAATTTGCGACAGTCCATTATACTGTTTCTGTTGAGGGTTCGTCTATAGAGGGACTAAGCGATAAAAGTGCTCCTGCGGCACGTTTTGGCAGTACGGGAACGTTCGTCAAAAAGAAAGTCGCAAAAGGTACGCAGAACTTCGAGGGTGGTTTGGCAATGGTTAATGATGAAAAGGGTATATCTGACCCACGAGAATTAATCGTTGACAAAGGACGTGCATTTATACCGCAGGGCAAGGACGTGTTGTTGCCATTGTCAAAGGGTGCAAAGGTGTACACAGCGTCGCAAACCAAGGCGATAATGTCGGGTATGGGTATACCGCATTACGCAACAGGAAAAGACAATTCGGACGCGTTTACATCAGCCAAGGACGATTGGACGCATTACACCAAAACGCACGCAGTAACGACCGCACAAGAATTAGAGAAGTGGTTAGAATTTCAAGAGAAATTCAAGTCGAACGACAAGGATATTGCCGACATAGAGGAACAAATATTCTCTATTATGCAGAAACAGACGAAAGAGTTCAACGAACAGTCAAAGGCATACCTTGAAAAGCACAGCGCCATAAACGATTGGGGTGATAACGGCGACACACCGCTTGACGCTTTCAAACGTATAAAAGACAGAAATTATCAAGATTTACAAGACGCAAAAATCACTTGGGACGATTATGTTGACAACGTGTCGGACGCAGGCGAAACGCTTTATGACGATATGAAAAGTTACTCTGACAGTTGGCTTGAACATCAGCAGAAGTATCACAATATGTCGATAGACGACTACATTGCAGGTATCGACAGAGAGGCGGAACGTCTTGAAGAATTTTATGCGAATGACGTTATTAATTATCAAAAATACGTCGAGGAAAAACAGGCACTTGAAGAAAAACGTTATGACGCAGTGGCTCAAAAGAATGCTGACGAGTATTCGGCATGGCAAAAGGACGCAGACGCTTGGCAGGAGTTAAGAAGTACATATGATGATTGGGATAAGTACGGTGACAGTGAGGAAGATTTTCTAAAACGCAAAATTGACCGAGTAAAAGAGTTTTACAATGCGGGTAAAATCAGTTTTGAGGAATTTATTGACGACACAAACAAGTACAGTATGGAACTGTACAAGTCGCAATCAAGTGCGGTTGACGAACTGCTCCAAAAGCAACAAGACTATATTTCAAATGTCAAAGACGAATTTTCAAAGCAAGAGCAAGAACTTCGTGACAGTTGGGACGTACAGGATCGTAAAACAGATATGTCAGAGGTACAGGCACAACTTGATGTGTACGCAAATTCAGTTACTGATAAGGGGCAACAGAAGTACAAAGAGTTGCAGGAACAAATGAAACAGTTGCAACGTGATGAAGAATTGTACCAACTACAGAAAAAGAATAATGCCACTATTGAAAGTCTTGAGGCTGAATACAAGCAAATGGAGGACGGCAAGAAAAACATTCTTACAGGATTGCAAAATGCCGACATCAACATATCTGCATACGTGGCAACAATAACCGATAAGGTTTCGGCGACAGGCGGTAATATAGAAAGTTTGCTAAGTCGAATGCTTGACAAATTCGATAGTTTCAAAATTGAAAATAATTCAATGAGCGACAACAGGAAGATCATAAATAACTTCATGCAAATGACACCGGAAGAAAAACAAGATGCATTGAACAAATACGTAGGATTATAGGAGGAAAGATATGCGTAACGGTTTTGAATTTAACAGCAAAAATACAACGGATTTTAAGCGAGTGACGGTCAGAACAAAGGACCGTCCCGTATTTCCACAGGTAAAGGAGTTTACCGAAAATGTCAATGAAGCAGACGGTGAATATGATTTTACAGACGTATCGGGTCACGAATATTTCAATACACGAAAATTTCAGATTGATTTTAACATCGGTGCGGACAGTACCGAAGAATTAAACAAAAAGCTATCCGCTATAAGCCGTTGGTTTAAGGGCAAAGGCACGCTTATTTTTAACGATATGCCGTTTGCCAAGTGGAACGTAAGGGTAATGGACAGCGTGTCATATACACCCGAACACGACGGCAGAAAAGCCGTTTTGTCAGTGACGTATAAGGCAGAGCCTTTTTCCAAGTTGATATTTGACGCATTGGACGGTCCTTGTCTTGATACGGAAATACCGCTCGACACAGAACAACCGATAGGACAAGACGAGTATTTAACATTGAATGGCAGTGGCACATATAAGAATGTACCGAATGTCGGCGATATACACGTCAAACCTATTATAACCGTAACAGGTGCAACAAGCCCTTTCACAATAGGAAATAACGGCAAAAATATCACTGTTAAGCATACTGGCGATATTGTTATTGACTGCGAAAAAGAGATAGCTTACAGCGGAAATACAAGCCTTATGACGGATATATCGGGCGATTTCTTTGAACTTGTCCCGGGATTGGATAACACAATAACAGTAACAGGCGGTGGAGTTGTACAGATAAATTACACGCCTAAATTTTTGTACGACGTAGATTTTGATAATATGAAATGGAGTGAATAACATGGCTTTTAAATTACACGAATGGAACGAAACAGACTTCACAGGTGGTTGCCTTGCGTATCTTAACAAAGCGTATGAAGTGGCGGTGTTTGAGGGATTGCAGGAAACACACACAGTTTCTTTTAAATACCCTATGAAAGACGAAAAAGCGGAGCTTATAAAAGAAAATCGTATAGTATCGGTTGAAGGACAAGCATACCGCATTACACTTGTAAAGCGAGATTACAGCGGTTCAAGAATTATGACGGTGAAAGCTAACCGAATATTCTATGATGACGCACTTCATCATCACTTGCCGACAATCGGCAACGATACGGACGTGACAAAATCAACAATAGGTGTTGACCCGTACGACGTTATAAAACTTGCAATAGCCGATACAAAGTTTGAGCTTATACCCGACAGTGAACTTAAAGAAATGGGTATGACGAGAATAGGAGCAGACGGTGTTAAAATCGACTTTTACCCGACCGATAAGATAAATACATATGATGTTATACAAAACGTCATAGAGGCTTACGGCAGGGGTGAAATATATTATGACAATTACAGATTTGCGGTTGTGGAGCGTATCGGAAAAGATAACGGCGTGAGAATGTCGATAAAGAAGAATATGACAAGTCTTTCAGTCGAGAGAAACACGCAAGAGTTGACGACAAGACTGTATATGTACGGCAAGGACGATTTGACGATTTCATCTGTAAACGGCGGCAAGCCGTACATTGACAGTAAAGAGGGTATCGAAAAGTACGGTATTCGTGAGGCATATAGGGATTACAGCGATTACGATGACCCCGAAAAGCTAAAGGCGTTTGGTGAGTGGGACTTAAAGGGTGAGGGTAACGAGTTTAGACTTGACCGCCCTCAACTGACAATCACGGGTGACGTGGTTGATTTGAGTAAACTTGCCGAGTACGGTGATTTTTATAAAATCTCTTTGGGTGATACAGTACACGTTTTTGAAGATAATATCGAACATAAACAGCGAATTGTATCAATGACGTATTACCCATACAGTGCAAAACAGCCGTCAGTAACAATCGGTCAGCCTACATTGGCTAATGCGTATTACCACGCGTGGTATATGGGTAAGCTGATTAAAACCATTCAAAAAAACTCCGGCAGAGCGAACAAGCTGAAAACAAGCTATTTCCACGGTACGGTGAACAGTACCCAAAACCCCGTTAGATCCGATAATAAACAGTTACTGTTGGATGGTGATTTACTTTCAATAAAAGATAGTAAACGCATACGAATTAGAATAGGAAACTATAACGGGGAATTTGTATTTATTATCTATGATGTTAAGGGCAACAAGGCTGTTTATTTGAATGAGGACGGTGAGGCTGTTTTCTCAGGTACGATTGAAACTATGCAAGACTGTATTATTCAAGGTATGTTGCGTGTTGGTATGGCGGGCAACAATACCAAAGGTATTGAGTTCTACGGCGATACATATTCAAGTCAGTCGGAATGTTATGCAAAAATGTTGCCTTATGTTGATGTGGGCGGTGAACTAAAAGGCATTAATATTGAGGGTGGTTTATGGCTGAATGGTTACTATGTAGCGAATGAAAATCAAATTGGAGACCTAAGAAAAAGAATAGCACTTTTGGAGGAAAAAATTAACGAACTAAAAAACAGTTTGAAATAAGTACAGATATTTTACATTAAAAGTATGTTGACAAAGTTGTTGTATATGTGGTAATATTAGGTAGAAAGGGGATGTATTCAAATGAAAAAAATTACAAGTAACATCGCTTGCTTTATAAGTGGAATTGTATTAGCAAGCACCGTAGGAGCAATAGCAGCCACATATACAGCTACACCTAATGAGTTTCCTATAAAAGTGAACAGTCAAGATGTTCAAATGGAAGGGTATAATATTGACGGTAGTACATATTTCAAATTAAGAGATATAGGCGACCGTATGGGGTTTGATGTAGGTTTTCAAGATAATACAATATATGTAGGAGATATGCCGGCTGCAAATACCACACAAAACGAAACTGGTCCAATCGAAATTAGTGTTACCGATTCGGGGGAAAAGACTAAAGGTGGATTATCACTGTATAAAGATGATAATGCTGAAAGTTACTTTTTGCTGACGGACATAAATTCTCAAATGTTAGACATAAAACAAGATAAATTTGATATGTGGATTGTAGGGTGGACAGATGATAAAACCTATTGGAGAATTGAATTTATCAATGTTACGAATGATTATATGTGGGACAATGATTTGGTTTATGCTTTAAATGGAGGAAGGCTATATACTTCAAACGGAAGTTATTATATAAAATATGACGATTTTCAGAATATGACATCGGAAATCGGAACCGTAGACGGAAAACCAAATGAAAAATACGAAATAGTAAAGAACAACAGAAAATAAAAAATAAAGACAGCTCATTATGGGGGTGTCTACAGTCTGAAAGACATGTAGACAATAGTATATACCAAATAATAAAAAAATACAATAAATTTTTGTAAAAAGTATTGACATACGTGTAAACACGTGTTATAATATATACATACTCAAGGAAAGGGGGGAACAACAAATGCCAATGTTACCAAGAGAGATGATAACATTGCTCAAGAAAAACGGTTTTATGGAAATCGGTCAAAATGGGTCGCATAAAAAAATGTACAATCCAAAGACTAAAAAACAAACGATTGTTCCTTTCCACAACAAACCATTAAAAAAGGGGACAGAGCAAGGCATATTGAAACAAGCGGGGCTTAAATAAGCTCCGCGAGTTTCGGCATATATATATTATTTATAAGGAGGTTTTTGTATGTCAAAACATTTATATCCTGCTATTTTTACAGAAGAACAGGACGGATATTCCGTGACATTTCCCGATTTTGAGGGGTGTTTTTCGGAGGGAGATACATTAGAAGAAGCCTATGAAATGGCGATTGACGCGTTGGGCTTGTATTTAGAAGACGGCAATAAAGACTTTGAATACCCAAAGGCAACAAATCCGAAAAATATTGTTACAGGCGAAAATGAATTTATCGTAATGATAGAATTTGATATGATTGAGTATATGAAAAAGCATGGTAATAAGGCTATCAAGAAAACATTAACAATTCCGGCATGGCTCAATGAATTGGCTGTGAGAGAAAATGTCAATTTCTCTCAAACACTACAAAACGCATTAGTTGAACAACTAAAAATAGCACAATAAATAATATCTGAAAGCACGTCTTACGGCGTGCTTTTTTCGTACAAAAAATGAGGTGACGTTAATGTACAGAAGAATACCACCATAGCACGCGAACGGCGTGTTTTTTTAATACCAAAATCACAATCAATTACGATTAGAAAGGAATGATAAAATGAAATTAAATTTTAATTTTAGCGGAAAAACGCTGTTAAAGGATTGGTGGAAGATTGTTCGTGATAATTTCACGGCAATTCAAACCGAGCATAACACACTGTCCAACAAATTGGACACAGAAATAACGCAACGCACTAACGCTGATGTAGGTTTGGCGGACAAAATCACCGCCGAAACCAAAGCGAGGGAAAGTGCGGATAGTTCGTTAAGCAGTCGCATAAACAACGAAGTGACAATACGACAGGCGGCGGATAACGAACTGCAACGTAATATAGACAGTGAAATCACCGAAAGGCAGACGGCGGATACCAATATTTCAAATTCGGTGAAAGCCGAAGAATCAGCAAGAAAAAGCGCTGACAAAGAATTGAAAGTGCGTATTGATGAAATCAATGCGAACACCGAAACAACTATACTGTTTGGCGACAAAAAGCAACATACAGTAAAATTTGTTGCACCGAGTAAGCCTACACTATATTTTGACGGACAACAAGAATATTATGGCGAGAGTATGGCGGTTGATATTACACTGAAAGACGCGTTTTGCATTGACGGGAAACAGATTGCCGGAACGTTTTCAGAACCGTGTATAAATGTACCGATAGACGGCATTTATATTGTTGTTCGCTATGATTTTAGTAATAATATGTGTAGTATATCATCAAATTCTACATCTGTACCGTCGGCAATTTCGGGTGATGTATGGACATTTACATTGTATCATATTGACGATATAAATTTAGAAATGAAGATAGACAGCGAATCGCCGACAGGGGAAAGATATGAGTTTGTATCGGCGACGGTTGATTATGTCATAGAAAACGAAAATACCACAGGCGACAGTTATTTCATAACCAATACATACGAACGTGTTCGTACATTGGCAGATTTGGCAACTGTCAATAAAAATTCATTTATTGACGCTGTAAATGAAAATGCAAAAAATATTACAGACATTGCAAAAAATCAAATATTTGTCGTGTGCGACGGCGACCACGACGAATTAAAGTTACAAGCGGCAATAAGCACCGCACCATACAATAGTGTTATCTATCCTGTAGGTACAAAATGTGTTTTGACAAACGAAAATACCATACGTGGTTATGGATTGCCGGAAAGTAGCGGTAGGGCTATTATATCATTAAAAGGCAGTATGACCTTAGATGGGTCAATGTGTGATGATTTCATTTTTAAAAATACAAATCCTGCTGAAAAACAACACATTTTTCACATACCACAATCAACGACAATGAAAAATGTAAAATTCGAAGAAGATATCAAAACAGTGACATCTGATACAATTAATCCAATAGTATTATTTGCTGAAACTGAATCGGAAATAGTGTCCTGTTCATTTGTCAATATATTTAGCACTCATCAATTAGGTGTATCAACGTTTAAATTGGGTAAAGTACTATTTTTTAATAATGTTATAAATGGATTTGAGGGTGCTCCAGGAAATGTAATAACGAGAGAAATTAGCATTGCAAATTATGCAAAAATAATAGGGAACGAATTTTTAGATTTCACACAAAACAAACAGTGTTTGGGGTATATGCTTTCGGCGTCAAAAATTTTCTTTCAAGATAATTATATTAAAAATTGCGAAAATTGTATAATGTCGTTAGGTGGAAATATTATAGGAAATGTTTTTAGTTCTATTGAAAATTGTACTATTAACTGTGGTGGCGAAATTATAGGCAATACCTTCTCGTCAATATACCAAAATGAAGATACGTCATTCTTGACAAATTCGGGTAGACTAATTGGGAATCAATTTACTTCAATAAGAATTACTGGGGAATATGTTCAATTCATTGATTGTAGTAATTCTTCTATTATATCAGATAATTATATGTCTATCGCATCTATACCGGCGACAGGAAGTTGCTCATTGATAAGTGCATCTGGCAGGACATTAATCTTAAATAATAGTTTCTCTACTTCATCATCATTAGCCGACAATAACGAGTTTAATCTTTTAGATGTCGATGGTAACACAGTAATCAAAAACAATGTAACAAGTGCTAAATCTTTTGGTAGAATTGCAGATACTTGTATTGCAGAAGGAAATATAACATCGTGGAGTTAAGGAGGCTATTATGTACAAATTTTATAGTAAAAACGGGCAGGCACAATTCTATGAACACGGTGTCGAAATTGACGGCACTGTGTACGGAATACACGCCGATAGGGATATATTACGTATAAAACGCAGGATTGTCAATGATAAATTCGCTGAAACTGACGGTGATTTCGATATGGACACAGAAATTGCAAAAATTAAGCATACAGACATCACATTTGAACAGCCTACGGCAGAACAGCTGTCACAGATACAGTCAAAAACATTTGACAGTATGTCGGATATGAAACAATATGTTCAGTCCGTTATGAACGGCGACGAAACAATGTCACAGGACGAAATCAACGCAATGCTGTTATTAAAAATTGCGGAAATGGAGGTAGCAATTACAAATGAACAAACGACTAATTAAAATGTATTACAAAAAGGGCATTTACAAAGAAAAGGATTTAAACACATTTGTAAATGCCAGATTTATCACAGAAGACGACAAAAAAGAAATTATGGAGGGTTAAAAAATGAACATATGGGAAACAATTAATGTATTTTGGGTTACATTGGCGTGTAACCTATTTGTCAAGACTGTATTTATTGCAGTAATGTTGGATACAACTCTCGGCTTGCTCCGAGCAATCAAAGAAAAAAAATTCAACAGCTGTTTCGGCATAGACGGAGCCATCAGAAAAATAGCTATGATTATATCCGTTGTTTTTCTGGCAGTATTGGACAAGCTGATAGGTTTTAATATGCTACCGTTTGTGCCGGAAGAAGTGCTTAAATATATAGGTATTACACAAGTGGGCATATGTGAGTTTTTCTGCTTGCTGTACATAATGTACGAAAGTATTTCAATACTGAAAAATATGTGCTTGTGTGGTCTGCCGATACCGAGCAAATTGCGAAATGGTATCGAAAAGTGGCTTGATACAATGACATCAGAACTTGAGGGGAAGAAAGGGGAATAACTATGACACTACAAGATACTGTTGCACTGATGAACAGTGCAGATTACAAGGAACGTTTCAAGGCAGAATATTATCAATTAGCCAATAGATTCAAAGGGTTAAAGAAAATGTTGGAGGAATGGGACAGGGGAAAACTAAAATTTTCCCCGACGTGTCCACGCAGTACATATAACATACAACTAAACGCAATGGCTGACTATTTGGCAGCTTTAGAGGCACGTGCAGTAATGGAAGATATTAAATTGAAAGAGGTGTAATGAAATATGACAGATAAAATTTTTATAAATGCAGTAAAAACATTAATCGCAAACTATTTTAACAACAATGTTGATGTGACAGACGGTAAGAAAATCACCACAGATGATGTGTATATCGTGTGGAGCTGTAAGACATTGCAGAATTTTAAAGCGTTGGCGTCAACAACTGTATCGGACGGAATGTATTACGAAATTACATACAACGGTGATAAAAATGAGATGTATTTTGACGCATACAAGAAGTGGAAGAATATGACCGTAAAGGAGTGGTAATTTATGAGAATAGGAATAAACTGCGGACACACCGTCAGTGGTGAAGTCGGTTGCGGTGTAGTCGACTACATAGATGAGAGCGTAGAGGCACGGAAAGTCGGCTATGCACTTGAAACGTTATTGAAAAATGCAGGACATACAGTGTATGACTGCACCAACGACCACGCCGACAGTGTAGGTAAAAATTTAAGCAATATTGTAAATATGGCAAATGCACAACAGCTTGATTTGTTCGTATCAATCCACTTCAACAGCGGCGGCGGAAAAGGTACGGAAGTGTGGACATACGGCGGGGAAGTGTTCCCTGCGGCGGAAAATACCTGTAAAGCTATTAGTGCGTTAGGCTATAATAACAGGGGTATTAAAAATGGTTCAAAATTGTACGTTGTCCGACACAGCAACGCCAAAGCTATGTTGGTTGAATGTTGTTTTGTTGATACGGACGACGCAGAAAAATATAAAAAGATTGGTGCGGCAGAGTTCGCAAAAGCAATTTTCAAAGGAATAACAGGGCAGGAAACAGAAAGCGAGGATTTAACAATGTCACAATATACAGAATTAAAAGAATTAATCGAAAAACAGGCGGCGGAAATTGCTGATTTAAAGGACGTAAATAAACAGTTGGTAAACGTAGTCCAAAATACTATGATTTACGACTATAACGACAATAATATGCCGCCGTGGGCGAGAAAAGCCGTACAAGCCGCAATGGATTGCGGAGCGGTACAGGGTGATGAGAACGGCAGATTAGGTTTATCCTACAAAGACCTAAGGGCAATTTGTAGGGAATACCGTTGCGGACTGTACAATAAATAGGACATATAAAAATAGGTGGCTACGTGCCACCTATTTTTTATTTGTTTTCGTTTATGCGGTTTATTGCGTCAAGCAACAATTTCTCCGCCCAAACTGGCGGTTGACGGTCCCCTTTTTCCCAATGGGCGAGAGTACCTAAAGGGATTTCAAACCGTCTTGACAATTCCGCCTGCGTCAGACCTGCCTCAAGTCGAGCTTTTTTGATTTTGCAATCCATATATTATCACCTTTTATTCTATATCCCCTGTCATTTGAATGACAGGGGATAAGTTTAATTAATCTTCAATTTCAAAATTGATAAATCTTTCAACTTCGTTTTCTTCATCATCTGTTACAACGATTTCGTCATCAATAATTTCAGCGTTTAGGTTGTTGTTTCTGATTTGTTCAATTAGAAAATCTTTGTATAGTTCGATTGCTTCTGCTTCGCTTTCAGCAGTTACATAGTCACCTGCGTAATTATCACGACTTGCTTCTACTACGTTACCGTTTTTGTACATTTCGTTTGTTACCTTAAATTCTTTCATTTTTCTTTTCCTCCTAAAATTTATCCTTTTTGTTTGTTTTTTTGAGGTTTCCCTCATTTCTTGTCTTTATTATACCACCCAATGGGTGGTATGTCAATAGTTTTTTCAAAAAAAATTTAAAAATTTTTTTATTTTTTTCATAAATAGCAATGTAATTATGCACAAAAATTTAATTATATTTTGGTATAAAAATATATAGTCGTATCTATTATAATGTGATATACTAAAATAAAAAAAGGAGTGGATATAATGGCATATTCAGAGGCAAAGAAAAAAGCAACAATAAAATATCAAAAAAAAACATATGATAGAATTGAATTAAAAGTAAAGAAAGGTGAAAAAGAAAAGATAAAAGCAAGAGCAGCAGAGCTGGGAATTAGCGTAAATACGTATATGATAGAATTGATAAAAAAAGATTTGGAAGAGATATGAATATATATAGTCGTATCTATACAAAGTGTACAGATTTACGGTTGTATATTTGTAAATAATGCCTATTGATATATAGTCGTATCTATATTATAATATAATCAAGAGGTGAGGGAAACCAAACCCATACCAAACGGCGGAGGGTAAGAGGAAACCGCAAGGGGAAAGGAGAACACAATGGAAGATATTATGACAGATAAGCAGTTTGATAAAATTCTAAAAATGGTTTCTATGATATTAGATGGTTGCAATGACTTAGATGAGGCAAAAGAAAAAGTTAGTCAGTTAATAGAAACCGAAAAAAAAGAAAAGTCTGCTGAATAAGCAGACTTAACTAAAAGGATTAAGAGCAGCGGAACTTACCTCCGTTGTTCTTTTTTTATTATATCATAAAAATAATAAATTGCAATAAAAATTTATAAAATATCTAACTTGAACAATCTTATGATAAAGACTGCTTGGAAAATGTACGCGTGTACTTGACTTCATGCGGTCAGGATATTGTGGACAGAGCAATAAACGTTAAATGCACAAAAGCCGAAGTGATTTGGGTGTTTACGGACATTGAGGCTGTGCCGTTTAACAGAGGTTTTTATTCGGTTGATTTGAAGTATTTCTTTAAAGTAACTTTAGCAGTATTTACAGGAGTGGGCCGTCCGACAGAAGTTGAGGGTCTTGCGACTTTTGATAAAAAAGTTATACTTTTCGGTTCGGAAGGTAATGCAAAAGTGTTTGAGTCGAAGTATAAGGAGGACGCTTTTGACCCGCAGCTTTGGAGAAAAACAAATATGCCGCATGCAGTGGTAGAGGTGGCGGACTGCAAAATGGCAGGTAAAAATACAAAGGATATAACGGTGAAACAATGCGTATATACTGTTGAAAAAAGTACAATGGAACCTGTGGTATAAATTTGAAGAACGGTTTAAACGAAAAATTTAAACCGTTTTTTATTTTGTGGAATATATTGACAACTGTTGTCGAAAATGATATAATATTTTTAATTATTATTATATAATTTTGTATATCTGTAATAAAAACTTAAATCTGTTAAGCGAAAGGATGAGGGGA